GTATGTCAGCCATAGACTGATCGATAACTTGCTGTTGATAAGGCGATTGATATGCGCCTATGTCAGCACCAAGCAATGATCCAACCTGACCGATTTGTGGCGCTTCTTGTTGTGCTAATGATTGCAAACCCGTTAGAGGGTCAAACTCCATACCAGTTTCAAATAAACCACGAGTGGCTTGAAACTGTCTAAGTTGATCTGGATTAAAACCAGCAACTCTAGGGCCTGTGTATGGAACGAATGGTTGACCAGCTAATGATTTACCAGCTTGAAATAACTCTTTTGCTTGTGCTTCTTGGTATGCTGGTAGACTGACTGATTGTGTTGATTTGCCTTTACTCATAATTCTTTACTTATTAAATTTTCTGATTTAAAACCTAAGTGGTTTAGTTTTCTTAACCATCCTTTCCTGCCACCGCCATATAATCTTTTACAACCAGCAGCTTTTGCAAATGCCTCTAAGGATGGCAACATATCCTCTAACTCCTTGTAATCACCACCACAAAATAGCAAGTTCATTGCTGTGTTTTGGGGGAATACTACAAATTCAGTTATCATAGCCGACTTCTTGGCTGGCCATAAATGGAATATTCCATGTCTTATTTTATCCTCTATATCGTCTATTGTATAGGAATCTTGATGTTTGATGGCTTTTGCTATATATGGTTTACATCGTCCCCATTGAATTTCCCATTCTTCTGGTGCTTTCTTAATAGGTGTGACTTTATTAGTCGCCTTTTCCATATTCAATAATACTTAAATACAAATCAATGTTTGCATGATTAACTTGTGCTTTTATGATTTCGCCTTGTTGCAAAATAATTCCTGCATTGGTTTGTAATTCTTCGGTAGCGTGTGCCGCTATGTTATGTTGCTTATAAATAAAAAACTCATTAGAGCTGGTATCTGTTATAGATACATCTAAATTGGTTTGTTGATTACCATGGTCACAAGCTAAAAAACCCTTGATGATTGCAAAATCAAAATCGCCACCGCTAGGTGCTGTATAGATAGTTTGCTGTGTGGTAGCTGTAAAAGAATACTTAATATTGGTTGCTCTTTGAATGTACTGTCTTTGTGCGGATAGATCCATTATCTTCTACCTCTATTGCGTACATCTAATCTAATTTTCCCTACTTGGAAATCTTGTGTGGTACTGCCTGTGACTGTCAATGAGACTTGTCTTGCAGTAAACCTCGCATCTGTGTAGCCATCAGTTTCAAAAGTAAATGATCCAAAGTCCGTTTCAGGGCCTAGTGGAGTAAATCTACCTTTGAAACTAAGGGTGACACCTGGAAGTGTATTAGCTTCTTCGTCTGGAAGTATTTGATTGCATTGCACATAATTATCACCATTGCCTATTTCGATAGGCCCAGAGGTGGCATATGGTACAGCATCGCCTAAATTTGGTGAGTTACCTAATAGTGTTGATTCGTGTTGATAAATAAATCCAGCATTATCTGCTGATGTTGGGAAATCAAAGACACCTTGGTCAACCCAACAACCTCTGTCTAGCTCACCAATAGACCAAACATTTTCGCCATAGTTCCATATAACGTATTTGTTAGGTGCGTATTGATTATCACCGCTAGGGAAACCCCACCATAATTCATTAAAGTTAGAGTTATGACCGCCCCAACAAGCCTGTCTACCTGGTACATTAAGTTGATCGTAAACGTAATCATGCACTTCGCATGGTATTTCTCTAACAGTACCATCGTACACAAAGAAAGAGTTTTCACCCATCCATGTTAAGAAGTTACCAGTTGTAACAATGGATCTTCTGCTGACTGTTTTACAGTTAGTACCTGCATCTGCAATACCATAAACAAATGGTGAACCAGCATAAAACATTCTGCTTATACCAGTATCACTAAAAATGATAATGTCATTGCCATGTGATGCTGCCATGATTGCTCTACCACCTGTAGGTATTTGCAAATCACCTGCGGTGTTTGTAGCTTTAGATGTCCAGTTAGTGTTGTCTTCTCTATCTGACCATGAGATTTTTCTTGGATCTCCGCCCGAACCAATAGCCACCAAATGTCTTTCATTGGTTACTATGATTGCTTGACATCCTGTAGGTGCGTTGGTTACGACTGTACCTATGGTATCGGCTGTACCGCCTGAGTTTGGTCGCCATTTATAGATTTTGCCATCAACGGAAAAACAAAAGATTAGGTGTTCTCCCCAGTTGTCAAAAGAAAAATGACCTGATTTTAAAGGCAATCCTGATTGTGAACGAGCATCACCATAATCTTCTACATTGTAATGGTATGCACCATAACCTAACGGATCAGCACTTGCATCATTAACAAAACCTGATGGCGTAATATCAGTCCAGGTGTTTTTGTATAAAACATAAACCTTTTCTCTTGTACCAACTGCCAGTATAGGTTGACCTAAATTATCGTTATAGGCGTACATCCCAATGGGTGCACCATCTAGTGCTGTGCTTCTAAGTTTTGTCCAACCACCAATAGGTTTTAAATATCCGTTTTCAAAACGAACTAAATTTCCATCAACCCAACGGCCTTTGTTAGCATAATCAGTTCCATTTTTGACTATACCCGCAGGAGGTGTGATCGGAAATAATGCCATTCAATTAAGCAACTAATTGTTTTGTTTCACTTGTTGGATTGATTTCGTCTGCAATTTTTGAGTCAAGACCATCTTTTAAAGATTGTACTTGCTCTTCACCCATTGCACCTTCAACCCAGCCTTGTACTTGAGCAGCAGTTACGCTGTCAAAGTCTGTGAAATCAGAAAGATCAGATGTGTCTAATGATTGTGTTCCATAAACACTTGCTGTGTAAGGATTACCCTCTGGATCTACTTCAGTATCAGTAGCGTTTATTCGCCAATGCACGTTATAGATTACATTAGTGTGATCTTCGTCAGTAGGATATACATCTACTGTGTTTACATTCCATTCATATGATATTGCCATTTTATACTCCTTTTAATTCTGCTACATCGGCTTGTAGCTGTTCTATTATTTCTTGCTGTTCAATCATTGCTTTAGCAAGTAATGGAACAAGTTTTGATTGGTCAATGCCTTGGTATTTAGGCTCACCTGCTTTTTCGTGACCTTCAGGATAAACTTCGTCTTTATCACCACCTACAGATTCTGGTACAACTTCTTGTGTTTCGTGAGCAATAAAGCCATCAATAACAGTATTCGTTGAGTCTTTAATCCAGTTAAATCTTACTGGTTTGAGTTCTTTTAATCTTGGAATAGCATCCCAATCATAAGTTACATTTTCTTTTAATCTGTAATCTGATGAGGTTTGATATTCTACACTATTAGCAAGCACTCGTATTCTTCCAGAGTCTGTGCCTTGCTGTCTAAAATCTATCACATAAGTAGATTCTGAGGCGTTGGTATTATTTAATATTAAAGCTTCATTACTGCCAGAAAAATCAAAGACTTGTGTACCTCTACCATCATTGCCAAAAGACCAGCCTACAACTGTTGCATCTGTAACAGTTTTTGTTACAAAAACATTTTCATTTGTATCAATCGTTAATGCGTTAGATGTAGCATTATCGTCAATACCAGTTGAAGTAAACCCTGTAATTTTATCGCCAGAGGTAAGAACAATATCAGATCCGCTTGTGCTGTTACCAGCAGTTAAAACCTGAGTTAATGTACTTGCACCGCTTGATTGTGAGTCAACGTATGCTTTAACAGATTGTTGTGTTGGTATTAAAGTTGCTGAATTAGAAGCCATGTTGTCTTCGTCAACCCAGCCAGTTACATTAATTGTGCCATCATTTAAACTGCCAAATGTTAGAGCTGTAATGGTGGTTGCAGCAATTGTTCCGCCTTCTACTTTATTACCGCTAATTTGATTGTCAGCTAGAGTTAAAGTTCCAGCAGATACGTCAAGCGTTTTGCCAGAACCAACAGTAACATTGGAAGTTGCAATGGTAGATCCATCGATCGTTCCGCCATTAATGTCTGCACTTGTGGCTGTTAAACTTGTAATGGTGATGGCGGCTATAGTGCCACCCTCAACCTTATCGCCTGATATTTGGTTATCAGCTAAAGTTAAAGTACCAGATGAAACATTTAAGGTTTTACCAGACCCAACTTTAAGGCCCACACTTGTTCCTGTGCCATTGGCTGTAAAAATGCCATCTAAAGCATCAAGATCTGTATTTATTTTTGTACCCCAGGTATCGGTGGATGCACCAACCTCGGGTTTAGTTAAGTTTAAATTAGTAGTAAATGTATCTGCCATAATGTGTTAGTGTTTTTAAGTTTAATTATAAACAATATAATTAACCTTCGTATAATTATTTACGCAAATGTTTAATTAAGCGTTTTCTAGTGCCTCTATTCTTGCTGTTATTCCATGCCTGAAATCAAGTCAAATACTAATTTGCTGCAATTATAAATGCTAAGAGTTCATTATACCTGACTCCTAATCTAGTTTTCTCTTCACCTGTTGTTTCGTCTGTCCAAGTGGTTGATATAAACATACCATAATCACCTGCATCTAATCCCTCAGCGGCAAAAGCGTCTTGCAAGTCTTGAGCCATGATTCCAAAATGGATTCTAGCGTCATTGCCTTTTTCTTCAACAGCAGACTTCCATCTGTATTTTTTAAGCAAACCTTTCGCTGAAACCGCAACTCTGGTTTCTGCTTCTGTTAAATCTTCTATATCTTGTTTTTCATTAATGTCTGAAGTTTGAATAGTTCCGTTAGCTGCATATATGTCTTTGAATCTTGCTCCACTGCTACCTAGATCTATAGCATTATCTCTACTAGCTCCTCCAGCAGTAGCTGGAAGAATTGCGTCTGCCCCGTCATGAAATCTAATATTTGTATTGGTAGAGCCTACATAAATGTAACCACCATTAGTACCAATACTTCCAACTGTTGAGTTATCTTTTAAGAAAACTGCTAAATCTCCATCCGATGTTTTTCTATTTAAAACTAATGATCTACTACCATCCTTAACAAAAGAAGCATCGCCTGTAGAGTTCATTCTTATGCCTACAGTAGAATTATCTAAAGCAGTCTTACCAATCAACAAGTTTCCAGAGCTATCGATTCTGGCAAACTCTGATTTTGTAGAATTTCCTGAAGTGGTTGAACCGCCTACCATTTTGCCAAAAGTTATATCAGCAGAGGTCGATGATTGTGCTTCAGAGCTTATATAGTTTCCTGCTTGCTCATTTACAAGTCTAATATTCGCCTGTAGTAATAAGTTGGCTGAACCTGAAGATTGGTCATATCCACCTGTAATACCAATCCAATTATCTTGAGCTGCCGTTCCTTGTACTTTTATGTAAGCATTGCCAGAAGGAACATGATATGTGTTGCCTGACGACCATGTGCCTTTTGCAGAAGAGCTTAAATCTAAACCAGCTTGCGGAGAAGTTTGACCGATACCTACGTTGCCACCATCGAGAATACTTATTCCATTTGTTGTTTCATAATGAACTAAATCAATTCTTCTTGAAGCCTGAGTTGAGTTATACACATACTTTAATACACCACTTAAATTAGCTCCATTATCCTTACCAAACAGGAATTCTGTTTCTCTGCCATTTGTTGTTTGCTGTGTGTTAATAATCTTAGACATTACATCTACATCACCACTGCCCCTAATATCTAATATAGAACTAGGGTCTCTGAGTCCGATACCTACGTTTCCATCGTAGGTGATAGTCATTTTTGAATCGGCAAGTTCAGCGTTATTGTTGTTTGCATTGCCGTCTAAGCAGAAATGTAAGTTTGTTCTAGCATTGGAGTCTTTTGCTTCTGCTATTATTGCAGCCTTCATGTAATTGTCTGAATAACCAAAACCAAGACCAAGCCATTTGCCATCAGCATTAAATGAAGCAGAGGTTAATTTAAGACGATACTCGTCTGCTGCTGTGTTATGAATAGCAACAGTAGATGCTGGGTTAGCCGTACCACCTGAGCCAACAGTTAATAGTGATGTTGGCGAACTTGTTCCGATACCGAAGTTTCCTGAGCTATCAAACCTTGCAGACTCTGATGTTCCCTGTCCAAATGCAAGGGGTTCAGCACTAAATGTTCTAAGTGTCCATGTTGGATTAGCCGCTGCTAAATTAGAGCATTTAATAGCAAAAGCTCCTGTATTTGATTTAAATGCAGCTACATCTACATCTGTACCTGAAGAACCACCAAATACATGAAGTTTAGAAGTAGGAGAATCAGTTCCAATACCCACGTTTCCATCACCTCTAACAACCATAAGAGGATTAGAAGCAGCATAAGCACCAAAGGCAAAAGCAGAAGTACCAGTATGTGCAGTCTTAGCTATTAAGCCAAAACCATTG